AGGGCAGCGTTGCCAATCATCAGGCAGAGGGCACAGAATCCGATGGGGAACAGAGCGCGGGTCATTCGGGTCGGTTGCGGTTGATAGTATTGTAGCAGGTCGGGGGCAGGACCCCTCAGATTCCGTTGAGGAAGTCTGCCAGTGCCTCATCGTATTCTGCTTTGGTTTGGAAGGTCCTCCCGTGGATGGTTCGGGGATACGTGGCATCCAAACCAGCGGCAGCGACGTTCCGGCAGTCCTGCTCATCGTATCCCATTTCAATCAGGGTTGCGACGTAGGGGTTGAAGGCGGTCATTTGGTCTCGGTTCGTTTGGTATGCTTTAGTCTACAGGGTCAGGGGTCCCGGTCCCGGTGACCCGGTGCCAGTCTGGCAATTGGTTAGGTATCAGAACTGAATCTCACTTAGAGTAGGATTAGCAGCGGAATCAGGACTGACACTATCAGAAACCCCATCAACAATTGAATCAAGAATCTGGAGAATTTGCTCACCATTGGAACCCTTAGCAAGGAGTGAGAGGAGGACATCGCGGGACATAATGTAGAAAGAAAAATGTTAATGAAAGTGTGGGAGAAGTTTAGAGTCATTCTCCCAGGACTTGAGATTTAGAAGTCGAAAATGTCGCCGTTGATTTCTGCGCGGTTGACTTTAGGGTCAGTCCATTTCACACCGTCGCGGGTCTCTTTGGCACCACAATCATACATCAATTCAAGCAGTTCTTCATAGCAGCAGATATCACGTTCTGCGATAGCATCCTGAACGCAAGCATCATTCTGAATCCAGAGAGCTACGTTCCAGGTTTCATAATTGGTCCAACCGTTATAAGTTTGGTCGGTCAGGCAGGTCTGGTAGGTGGTGACGGTCATTTGCTTGGGTTGTTTGGTATGAATCAATTATAAGGGGTGGAGAGGGTGCCAGGGGCACCCGATGTGCCAGTGCCTCAGGCGGCACACAGCAGTGCCGATTCCATATTCACCTCCCGAACATCCATCTTGGAGTAATCATAACCCTCCTGCTCCTCAAGATACACAAGGTATGCATTTGCAGTGGAGAAGCAGTCAAACAAGCGGAGCGATTTGAAGTCCTCACCTTCATAATCAAAACCACCGATGACAGCGTAGACTTTAGTGATTTGCATTTGCTTGGGTTGCGTGGTATGAATCAATTATAAGGGGTGGAGAGGGGTCCTGGGAGACCCCGTGTGCCACTAGGGCAACTGTCACATCCAACCGCAGCGGGGGCAGGCAGGATGACCATTACAACCGCAGCGGGGCAGGGTGAGAATACCTATCAGGGTGTTGAGGTTACGCTCATCAGCGGTGCCTGCCTTACGGTCTGCCTCAGCGATGGCAGCGGCAGCGATGGCACGGGACTGGGCGGCACGGTCCTGAGCGGTGATGGCGTTGCGGGTCATTCGGGTCGGTTCGTTTGGTATGAATCAATTATAAGGGGTCAGAGGGGGCATCAGGTGCCCCCTGTGTGCCACTACTGAAGGTGGGCGAACTGTGCCAGCGATGAGGGGCAGATGTGGGAGGGTGACCCGCAGGAGCGGTAGAAGTCTACCATCCGCTCCGCTTCGGGAAGGGTGGGGAACCACTGGGAGCGCCACTCGGTCTGGTTGTAGGGGGTCTGGTAGCGGACTTCGATTCGCATCGGTTGGGTTGTTTGGTATGAATCAATTATAAGGGGTCGGAGGGTGCCAGCGGACCCCCAGTGTGCCAGCGGTCAGACTGTCACAGGACCTCCTTCCCGAACTTGCCACAGAGGTAAAATGCCATACCCTTATCTTTGAGGGTGCAATTTGCAAAGGTCAGAGGAACATAGCGACCGTTAGTTTTAGATGCTTTGGTGCGGATTTGCAGCAGTCCGTTAGGTCCGGTGATAGTGTTGAGTATACTGCCAGAGTCAAATGAACTGCGGATGGTATCACAAATGAAGGTGTAATCCTCTGCCAGTTCCTGATAGTGCTCAGGGTGAGTCTCAGGATTCAGAACCTCAGTACCCACATAATCATTGGCACGGGTGAAACCAACGTAGATGGTCTGAGATAGTTTTTCTCCTACCTTACTATCAGTGAAACTAACACCGTCTTCGATGATTTCAGAGAGGCAGTGCTTCAACTGTGTGACGGCGATAGACTCACCAACTGTGAAAGTCTTAAGTTCACCGTCCACCAAATCTTTCAGGTTGGAACTGTTAGGAATGCCAAGGGCAGTTTCAATCAGTTGCCCACGCGAACCTTTGTTTTTACCGGGTTTGGCAAATGCATCAAAGTTGGTGACCTTGAGTTGAGCGGCGACTTGGAGAGTGTTGAGCATCGGGTGGGTTGCTTATGAATCAATTATAAGGGGTCAGAGGGGGGAAGGTCAACCCCCCGAACCATCAGTGTTGCTTATGCGACCTGAAACCTCCCGTGATTGAAGTTAGCATAGCTGAAGACCTCACGATTGACCAGTTTGAACATACCAAACTCATTGGTCATCACATAACCCTCAGAATCAATACGGTTGCCGTTGATGTATGCTGCGGGACCACTATTGCGGCACAGGAACAAACAATCATCTTTGATTGACTTCACTAGTGCCCACAGTCCAATCAGTTTAGGGTCACAATCAAAGTCCTCAAACGTTTGGGCAATGATAGCATCACCGGCACGAATACAGGCATTCAGTTGTTTCTTAATCTTTGCTGCTTGCTTGTCAGAAACAAACTCTACAGCAAGTGCCATAGCACGGGTAAACTTTACCACTTCCTCAACATCAGCGAAGGACTCCTGATTGTGAAGGATATAAGTATCTGGTTTGACAAACTTTACGCTGTCGGTATCATTCCATATGGCACGGTCAGGCATTGCAACCGCATCACGAATGTCGCTCTCGGCATAATAGCAAGTGTGGGGTGCGATGATAATAGTCTGCCGCACAATCTCAGAAAACTTATAAGTGATGGTGTTCGGAGTATACTCATTAGAACCACCAAACCCGATGAAGTCTCCCTGATAGATTGTCTCTGTACGGGGCAGATACTTAAGACATGCCGCTAGAATCTCAATCAGTGCGGGTTGCTCACCATACAGAGCAAACACATCTTCTTGAGTATAACAGATTTTGATTTTGACTTTGTTGAAGACACTTTTGGTGCCAACAAAGAACTTACCGTTGGCAGGATTCGTGCCCCAAACAATAGCAGGCGCTCCGTCAATCTTTACACTTAGGGTGCCGGGATTCACGAACCAATCCAGAACGGTCAGGTCCCCGGTCAGGATAGAATCTTCGGGGTGTTCGAGGTGGGTGTTTTTCATACTGTTATTATAAGGGGTCAGGAGGGGGTCTGGGGGGAACCTTGTGCCAGTTCCCCGAGTGGCACTCTATGCCAGACGCATACCTGAGAAGAAAGGAATTACGCCGTTTCCAGCATAATTTAGGAACCACTGTCCTTTCTTCTGGAATACACATTCGCCCTTAATCCCGTGAACCTGAAGAATAGCATTCAGGCGGGATTTGGTTGTATTAGACTGCCATCCACCATCAAACAATCGGACGAAATTATCACCAACCTCGGCAATCTTGTTGCCGTGAAGCAATACAACAGCGATGCCATCTGCCTGCACAACGTTAGTATTAGCAGAACGAAAATCAGTGCCGTTGGTGATGGCATCGTTCATCAGGGATTCAATCTTACGCATTTGGTGGGGTTGCTTGGTATGAATCAATTATAAGGGGTCAGGGGGGGCAGCGGAACCCCCTCTGTGCCACTTAGGCAACTGGCACAGCAGTTGCTGATTCTAACAAATCCTGAGCATATTCCTCATCGTAAATCTCTTTAATCTCATTCACAATTTGCTCTTCAGTATAGGTCTCATACTCACGAACAAGTAAATCAAAGGCAATAGTTGAAAGTTGGTCTACATCTAAACCTGCCACAATATCAGAAACATAGTTCTCAACGAACTGTTCAAATTGTGCTTTGTTAAGTGTCATTAGTTGTCTCCGAAGTTGTTAGTGAGAAAGTCGTCAAGTTCTGCTTCAATAGCATCACCAATCATATTTCCTAAACGCATCCTCTACATTTGCATCAGCATCAAACAATACATAATCAACATCATTATATTGTTCTTTAATCAATTTCAGTAAATCTACCAAACAAGGGAGACTTTCTTCAATATAGAACTCATACATTTCAGGGTCAGTATTCACCATAGAACAAGTATCACTGTGAGTATAAGAAACCTTATCAATCTTTTGTGCCTCCAAAGGATGAAGGTGTGCGGTTGAGAGTGTAAGAACTTTAGAGATTTCCATGTTTAGTGAGTGTTGAGAACGTGAACGAAATCCAGAGAACAGACACACCAACCGGCATAATCTGTCACCTCTTCAACTAGAGCATCGGCAACAACTTCATCATCATCGTCATCATCAACTTCAACCTCAAAGACATTACCAAGCACATCATCTAGAACTGCTTGTTGTTCTTCGGGGGTGAAGTCTAAGTCATCAAAATCAAAGGAAACTTCAGTAACTTGTAGGGTGAGAGTAGTCATCAGAAACGAATAATAGGGTGGTCTACATCAAGCACCTGACATTCATCAGTCGCAAACACTAACTCAACAGATGATTGATAATACTCATCTTCATCATCTTCGGAACAAATAGCAACATCTTGATTGAGTTGCTCTTCGTTGAGTTTTTGAAGTTCAGCAAGAAGTTCTTTGTAGGTCATCACTTACGCAGGGGAGAATTGAAGTAGGAACGAAACACCGAAACCACGATGATTGCGGTACTGATGACGCCAATCAAACCCAGGTAGGTTACGGCATCACCAGTGAAGTTCAGAGTTGAAGGAGTCATTTCAGTAATCAATGTTAGAGTTGAGGTAGTCATTTAGATTGAACTTTTCTTCATCAAGTTCACGAAGTTCGGGCAGGTCAAATATCTCACCGGGAGCATCAGCAATCTCACTCCAGAGTTCGTCAAACATTTGGTGGGTGTCTCAGGTACGAATGTAATATAACAGGGTTTGTGGGGTCTCACAAGGGGGTCTGTGACACTCTACGAACTGGCATAGGAGACCTTGACAAAACTAGGATTATATAAAAAAAATGAGGAAGGTCACCACACCCTCCTCACATACAACACCCATAACCCTATTGATATAATATCACCACAGGAGTAACTTTTGCTTAATAGCAGGGGCAAACATCATTCCCCTAAATAATATAAAATGATTAAAATAAAATGTTAGAGCATCCGGTACATAAAGGTTATTATATCACAAAAGATGGAAAAGTGATAGGAAAAAAAGGAAACTATTTAAAATCATATGTTTGTCCTAAAGGTTATTTAAAAATGAAAGTTAATGGGATGAGTAGGTTAGTTCATAGATTAGTTGCAGAAACCTTTATTCCAAATCCAGATAATTTGCCTCAAGTTAATCATATTGATAAGGACAAAACAAATAATAACATTTCAAACTTGGAGTGGTGTAATGAGACATACAATAATCATCACGCAAAAGGTAATTTAGGAATTATCTATAAGATATTCAAGGATGGAAGGTGTTATGCAGAAACTGACAATTTGCATAAGTTTTCGAAAGAACATAATGTATCAAAATCGAGAATGTACCTTATCGTAGGAACAGGAAAAGAATGTAAAGGATTTAGAGTTGAGTTGAATACTTTAGAACGAAGAACTAAACACATAACCATTCACGAAGTCAAAGTCATATGATAGATTCTGCTGCCAAGTTGCCTCCCAATCTACAACCAACATAGAGGGAACATCACCATAGACTTCGTTATAGAAGTCTTCGGTAAAGTCTGCTTCGGAACTATACACTCCACGGTATGCTTCTTCTACGTGCTCAACATACGAAACACCACCGTGATATTCAATAAAGGCATCAACTACATCATAACCCAGAATCTCACCAACACGAACATACTCATCATAATATGCCACGAAGTCATCCTCATTGTGCTCATCAATGAACTTGAGAGCATCATCTAAATCATACTCACCTTCAACACAGTTCTCTTCAATGAACTCAACAGTTTCCAGTTTCAGAACTTCTTTGTAGTTGGCAGTCATCGTGATAGTCATTTGGTGAATTGCTTGAGTATGAATGTAGAATAACAGGATTGAGGCAGGAAGTCTAGGGGTCTTGTGCCACTTATGCCACTGGCACATCCTCCAACAGTTCTGGATTGTATTCTGTAACCTCTGTGATGAGTTGCTCATCAGTATAATCCGAGAGATTATCCTTCAGAGTATCATAAACCAGACACTCCATAGTTTTATAATCCATACCCTCAATAAGTTGTTGAATGTAATCTTCAACTAGTTGTGCTCGGTCGAATGTCATTTGGTGAATTGCTTGAGTACGAATGTAGAATAACAGGTTTTGGGGGGAACCGCAACCCCCCTTGTGACACTTTCTAGACTGTCACATACAACACTTTATCTGGTGCCCGATAGATATTCTCACCGTAGAAGACTTCCAACCGCAGAGTGTTACCATAGAAGTCACTAGGTACACCATAACGAATGAAGTTACGTACGGTTGAATAATCACCAGTCAACCTACGGTGAGTCATACCAACATCGTGATATCCACCCTTAGCATTAGGTTTGGAGCAGATAATTTTCATTTGGATTTGTTTGGTATGAATGTAGAATAACAGGTTTTGGGGGGAACCGCAACCCCCCTTGTGCCACTAGTCAGACTGTCATATCCTGTTTCATTTTCGCAAGGTCTTCCATACAGTTAGGCATCATCTCCTGAACGTACTCATAGAAGTAAGAGTTATTCATCGATGCCAAACTTTGACGCTCTGCTTCTTCACTACCATCAACAAACTCAGACTCAGTATCAATCAGGCAGTCAATATACCAATCAATCAAGATTTGGCGTTGTGCTTTGGTGAGAAAAGTTGTCATCTAGATTTGTTTGGTGTTTTGTTGGCGTTGAGAGTCTTTATCTTCTTGAAAGGGTGTATACTCTGGATGAGCATTCTCCCATTTGACTAGTTCATTAACCCAATCTTCCTGCCCTAATACGTTCTTCCAGAAATTATCGTAGTTCATAATTACACCTCTGCGAGCAACAGTTTGTGAATACGGTCTGCTTCTTCTAGAACATCAGGGTCTAAACGGTCCCACTCTACCCAATCATATGCCGACCCTGCAGTTTCATATGAACCATCAGATAGCAGCGGAGCATACATTAGGACCCGCTGATTGTTTGCGTCCAGTTTGTAAGTGCAACCGTTGAGTTCGGAGATGACGAAAACCATTGAATTTCTCAGGTATGAAAGTAGAATATCAGGTTTTGGGGGGAACCGCAACCCCCCTTGTGACAGTTCTCAGATTGGCATAGTAATCCAAATTGCCCGATCAGTTCCCATAGTAAACTGATTGTCCCAAATGAAATGTGTTGCCTCCTGATTACTCAATTGCAACTCATTCATTAGAAACACAAGTGCCTCTTTAAATGTAACGAACCGATGAGTTTGTTTCATGAATTCCTCAGGTATGAAAGTAGAATACCACCAATCAGCGGCGTTTGGTAGTTTTCGGTGCCACCTTTACAACTGGCACATCAGTATCAACGAATGCCTGCAATTGCCCCACAATAGTATCAACGAACCGCAGCACGGTTTGAATCACCTTGCGGGTCTTTTCTGCGCCGTTGTTTTCTTTATAAGCACGAATGCCAAATTGTACAATTCCAACAACGATTGCGGCGATGGTAGCAACATTTAGAATCAGAGTTTGGTAGAACTTAGCGACGAAGAGTTTCATAATATTTGGGGTGACGAGGAGAATGTAGAGAATTCCTCAACCACGAATGTAGAATAACCCCTCACCCGGCATTCCACAAGGGGTTCTGTGCCAGTTCGAGAATTGTCACATCATTATATCCAGATACTAAAAAATCCTCCTATTCTTGATACGTTTCAAGAACACGAGATAACTATATTCAGTTCGGTAATATTGGATTGTTCGCTATATTCGGCGCCGTGGGAAACCTATAGTTAAACCCTGTCCGCCTAGATGATATTTAAGGTTCACTTGGTTTCTTATATTCTGTCAGATTGACTCTGTATCCCGCAGGAGAGTTCAAGTGCTGCTCTATGATATAAGAACTCAAGTGATTTTATTTATATAAGTTTGTGCCAATTAATGAAGTGGCACATTACATCCACGGTTCGAGTTCCCTTATGCTAGCATAGACATCTTCGTCACCTTCGAGGTCTAGAAGGTCCTTCCAGTCGGTTGTTTCTAGGTCTAGGTCATCATAACACATAATGTCTAATGTAACCCGTACAAGGCGCTTCTGGGCAATCATAGGAGTCTCGTTGTGTATGTGTGTGTATCTAGATTATATCATGCATAGTGACGATATGCAAGTGATTCGTAATCATGTGAATCTCGTGCATAATCCTCATCTAGGTCTAGACTAGATGCATAATACTCGTCGAGATCTGTGTGGTCGTTTGTGTATGTATAGTCGAGATCGTAGTCGTCGTACATAATACTCGTCGAGATTGTGTGTATACTAGATGATTGTAGCACAGATCTCGACTAGATGCAAGTGTATTCTAGACGAGATTGTGATAGTATATATGTGTTCTCGACTAGATTTTGTGTGCTTATGAGTATTCTAGACTAGATTATGAGATTTGTCAAGGTCTCGTCGAGATTTTGTGTGGGTCTCATAGTATTATGGGGGCAGTGGGGCTTGACAAACGGTGAGTCTTATGGTATGCTCGCTTTACTTGCATAAGGATGTTTCATTTATAAGCATTCATAAGTATTCTAACACATTTATTCTCAATAATACATCATTAATGAGAAATTAACCAAGTATACAATCATATTTAATCTATTATAAGTACAAAACAAATTACTTTTTTCTACTAAATATTTTTGGTAGAAAAAACTAACCAAAAAACCCCATGGATATACCCAAGATAAAAGGATTAAATGAAATACTCGGACTTGAAGAATACAATGATTACGGCGTAGATGCAGATGGTAATGTGTATAGTTGGAAGACTAAAAAAATAAAGAGATTAAGTCCCGGATGGGCTAAGAAGAGAGGTGGATATTTGTTCGTTAGACTAACAGGTAATAATGGTAGATTAAAAAACTTATTCGTTCATCGTTTAGTGGCAATGGCATTTATACCCTGCGATAATTTCTCATTAGAAGTAAATCACTTAAATAGAAACCAACAAGATAACAGAATTGAAAACTTAGAATGGATAGAATCTAAAAGAAATAAAAAATACAATAAAGATATTAAAGGTTTTACACTAAACGATCACTTACTTATGAAGACTAAAGAAGTTCATGTCGCATCTATTCGTAAGGGATTACCAGTACCAGACGGGCATTCTTTTATGAATAGTATTTTTGAGGGTGCATTAGAGCAGTACATATCTCAGTATGGTCTTCGTAAGGTAATGAATCGTTTACCAAATGCAACTAATTGGGATTAATAAAATAGGATTTCATTTAATCTTACATCCCCATACCCACTTAGTTTCTCCTGTTGGATTTGGATGTAATTCATAATACTCTTCCTTACCTAATCTTCTATACACATAATGAGTTCCATCCTCTCTTTCACAAACATATTCACACTTATGAGGTGAATAAAGACGGGCTTGGATTATATTATCCTTTGGATTTAACATCATATGTAATTACAGTTTTCTTATATTCGGTATAAGAGTCGGCACAGATATAATGTTCTACCTTACCATCAACCTTACATCCCTCTTCATAAGCAGCAAGTAACCATTTGTACATCATATCCTTTCTCAGTTCCTTATCAT